AGTATATGTTTTTCTTTGATGTAAAAATCATTATGGTGTTACTCCTGCACCCATTAATACGTAAATTGTCGTTGACTCTCGAATCAGAGTTGCATAGCCACCCGCAGCAATCGTTGCGCTTCCAGCAGCATCAGTAGCAGATGAACCATCTAAAACCCACAACGTAGTTCCTGAACCTTCCGTGACAGTCATTGTGCCAGATGTTCCTCTGTTGTAAATAGCAATTTGAGAACCAACTGGAAACTGAGTGTCTGTACTCGGCTCAAGTGTCAGTGTATAGGCAGTTGTATTTGTCTTGATCCATGCGCCGCCGACCATTGCATCAGCAACAGTATCAGTTGTCATGTTCAGTGTTTGATTTATGTTGTCGATTACGTTAGCAGAACTTCTACGATACGTAGCATAACCCACTGGGTAATCAACACCAACGTCGTTAGTGAAATACAGATCATTTGGTGCGTTGTTCCTGACCCATAACTGACCATCGCCAGCTACATCAGCATCAGCAGAAGCAGATTCTAAGATAAAGATATTATCATCAAATGTCCATGCTGCTGAAATGGTTTCTACTGCTGTCTTATCAACTAAGTTAGCTTCTGTAATGCCGCCGATTATTGTTGCTGACAAAGCACCTGTGCTAGAGTTAAACGTTAAGTTACTACCTGTTTTCGGTGGTAGATCACCTGTAGCCGCAGTAACAAATAATGGGAAACACGTTGGATCTGCGCTTTCATCAGCAACAGTAATATTTGCTGCTGTCGCTGCCGCTTTTGCGCCCCATACCCAAAATATTGCATCACTGTATTTATAAACTGTGACAATACCACCTTGTTCTACTGTTACATTACCGCCAACTGGTGCTGCTCCTGGAGACAAGAACTCAATAGTTGCAGTACCTTCTGCAATTGTTAAGTCCTCTGTGTCATCATTGTGTACCATATACGACGCACCTTGGGGAATGGTTGTGTCGTTATCACAAGTGAATGTAACGGCTGCGCCAGCATCTTTGTGCCATAGCATTCCGTTGTGCGCTAGATCAAAAGTATCCACTGCATCAATCTCGTATACTGGGATCGTGTTGAAACCAATTGGCTGTGAGTTATCTAGTCCGTCTTTAACTCTACCACCAGTACCAAAGTCGGAAGTTGAAACTGTGCCATCAAGTGTCCACGTTCCTACAATTACTTCTGTAGCGTTCTTATCTAAGAGGCTTTGCTCTGCGACACCACCATATGATGTTGCTGTGATTGCATCGAAGTCAGCATCAACCGCGGGTGCGATAATAGATCCTGCTGAGAACGTAATTGATGTAACTGCTGTGCCTGTGCCTCGTTGAAAACTGATCGGAGCAACACCCGCTCCATCAGCATCAGTACGAGTCTGTATGGAAAAATCACCATCCTGATTAATGATCCGCCATAATTTCTCATCAGCGGCGGCGTTGTTATCATATAGTTCGAAACCAGGGTCGGTAGCATCTATACGAAAGCCTGGGAAAGAAGTATTGTCAAAATCTACACGACTACTAAATGAATATTGGCCGCTAACTATTTCTGTTGCTGACTTATCAAGTAAGTCAGTTGATGTGATACCACCAATATTTGTGCCTGTTACATTCGTAGCAAACATTGTTGTGCCATCCCATGTAAACGTAGAATCGCTATTGATGTCTGTAGCTGTAGCAAATACAGCAACTTCATTGTTAAGTGGCGTACCAGATGATGTTACCGTACCAGTGCCGCCTGCTGGTGCTTGGAATGTTGGTGCTACACCTACTCCGTTAGAAGTTAGAACATGTGTTGCCGTACCAACTGCTACTGTGGCTGCTACGCCTGTAGCACTCCATGTAATCAGTTCACCATCTGTACCATCAGCCAGCATTGCTACGTCTACTGCTTTAGCAGCAATTGTTGTCGTAAAAGATATGTTACCAGTACCGTCCCATGCTGCTGACACACCCGTTACGTCACTCGTTAGTGTAATTGTTCTACCAGTTGTCCAACCTGCTGCTGTTGTTGCTGTTGTTGCATTACCGCTCAATGCGCCTGCAAACGTGCCTGTAGTCAACGTGCCTGTTGATGCAGCACTGTAAGTTAAATTACCATCAGTCAATAATGCTTCATCACCCGTAGCATTGTCTGTCATTGTTATGAATGTTGATGTACTTGCTGTATCTACTACTGCAATTGTATTAGCAGGTTCTGCAATCACAAAGGCAGTTGTCGCGAGTTGTGTTGTGTTAGTACCCGCTGCTGCTGTTGGTGCTGCTGGTGTGCCAGTAAACGTCGGCCCCGCGCTTAATACTGCTGTACTACCTGTACCAGTAGTCGTTGCTGCTGATATAGCTGTACCATTGCCTGCTAGTATTGGAGAGTTAATTGATGTAGTGAGGGTGATAGCTGGTGTTGTCGTAGCTGTCGCTACTGAGCCTGCAAACCCATTAGCTGATACAACAGATACAGATGTTACCGTACCAGTGCCGCCTTGCGAAAACCATTGTATGCTAATGCGTATTTGATCGCCATTAGTAAAAATAGTACCTGTATGAATTAGAGTCAGTGGCACAGTCCAAAAACCAGTGCTGTCAGTGGGTGTTCCATTTACACTTGCAACAATATAATCTGCTGCATCTGTTGATCCACGTATAGTAAGTATGTCGCCGTCTGCTAGATTACTTAACGCCCAGGCATAATCTTGCCCTGTGCTAATAAGATCATCAATATATAATGTAGTGATTGAACCAATTGTTACGCTGTTGAAGTTCAGCGATCCTGCTCCTGGATCAGTTGATGTAGTGGCACTACTATAATTGTAATCGACTTCTGTTGTGTTGCCGCTTATAACATTATCAAGACCTGTATCATCAGTAAACATAAGTGTGTTGGGTGCATCACTACGTATCCAAATTTGACCATACGTAGCAAGATCAGTTGTTGCTGATGCGCGTTCTTCAAGGAATAACGGAACATCATTAACTTTCAACCGTGTCGTACCGTTGAAGTTGAAATTTTGGTCAGTTCCATCATGTATAAATTCAATATAATCTAATACAGTAGAGTCATAGAAGCGAACTCCGCCGCCACGAACATAGAACTCATCGCCACTTGCAATACGAACTGTGTTTGCGTTTAATTCAAGAATAGAGCCTGTTGCTACAATAGAGTTAACCCCAGTGGATGCCGTTAAAGTCATCCACGCTGTATTTGCTGAGTTATAAATCACAAGTCCGCCAGACCCACCACGAACACGAACTGTTGTTTGTCCAGTAATATCAAGATTTGCTGTATTGACTGAAGTGATAGATGCGTCTAGGTCATCATGGCTTAGTTCGATATAATCTGTTTCGCCAGAATTATCATAAACACGCAATGAATTATTTACAACTCGCACACCAGTTTCTTCTTCCCAGGCAGATCCATTCCATTTTTGAATAGCATCTGTAGTAGTTCCTGATGGAGCGCCTCCAGAAGGTGCTTGGAATGTCGGTGCAACACCTACTCCGTTAGAAGTTAGAACATGCGTTGCCGTACCGACTGCTACTGTGGCTGCTACGCCTGTAGCACTCCATGTAATGAGTTCACCATCTGTACCATCAGCCAGCATTGCTACATCTACTGCCTTAGCTTGAATTGTTGACGTACCTGTTACATTACCACTACCGTCGAACGATGTACTAGTCCATACAACATCACCTGTCATACCGATTGTACGACCAGTTGCTAATGCTGTCGCTGTAGATGCATTACCTGTTAGCGCACCAACAAAAGTTGTACTTGTGATTGATGTAGCGCCAGTAACAACACCAGCATCAATTATAATTGTGCCGTCAAGAATTAACTGTTGGCCTGCAAGCGGTGTGATGAATAAGTCTGTGCCTGCTGTGGATGAAATTGTGTTGAGATTTATGTTGACGTTATCAACTTGTAATGCAGTTAGTGTACCTACAGTTGTCAAGCTTGATGTTACAACACCTGAGTTGAGTACAGTCCCGGTTAGATTGTTTGCATCATGGGTGTGACTATCGTTAGCTACTACTGTGCTAGTAATTGTAATGTTCCCACTGCCATCAATATTAACTGAATCAGATGAAACGTCACCTGTCATATTGATAGTACGAGTTGTTTCCCATGCTGTTGCTGTATCAGCATTACCAGTTAGATCACCGATAAATTGTCCAGCTGTTAGGGTAGCAGCGCCTACGGTTAGATTTGCTCCGCTGCGCGTTATTGTGGGTCCGCTTTTGCCGATCTGAAACGAATCGACACTAGTACCTCTGGCGTTTAATGTTACAGCCACGTTTATTCTTCTCCTGTCATATTATATGTCTGTAACAATGTGGTTACAGTCAGGGATTTTATAACAGTATTTATCTACAAACGGAAAAGATATAAAAAAACAGGTAGCGAACGCTACCTGTTTGTCGTACTCATCATTATTTCTAATATAATTTCTATATAACACTCAACTCGAATAAGCCTTAGCATGAGCGTTTAGACATAAGTTGCATACCTGCAATCTGCTAAGAGAACTACGTTTGCTGGTAGTGGCCCCCACTTAATAATTAGTATCAAGGCGTGGGGAACTCTTGTATTACTATCTATTTATTAACTATACACTAGTATACGGCGATTGTCAAGCAATTTTCTGCTTCGCCCATCGCTTTTTAGCTGCCTCGGATATTTTTCTCTTAGTTTCTTCAGAGTGTGTTCTTCCTGTATTTCGAGTATGCCCCTTAGCTAATTGTGATATTTTCCGCTTTGCTTCTTCTGAATGTTTATATTTGCCTACATTCCCCTTATTCGGAGAAATACGTCCTTTATTAGCTTCTGAAATCTTCGCTAATGTTTCTTCAGAATGTTTGCGGCCTCTACTGGCAAGGCCAATCTTTCTTTTAGTTTCTTCAGTATGCTGTTTCCCTTTCATCCAAGGTACGTTTCCCTTAAGAGAAGATGATATTTTTGATCTAGTTTCTGTTGATCTAATACAACCTGTTCGATCATAATGATCCCAGCCGCCATATCCTCCTTGTTTGATATTATACGTATCCTTGCGTGATACAAATAATTCGTTCACAATCTCTGCTTCTTTAGCAAACATTTTCTCAGAGGTATCGAATAAATGCAAGATATCCTTTGTAAAATTTTCTTGACCGTATTTCCTATATGCTAACGGAAGCAGTTTACCAGAACCCATATAACCGTCGTCAACATTGCTAGTTTGATGGCAGCCTATATAGATTTTTTGATTTATATTATTTGTTATCTGGTAGATAATGTGATTCATACTAATATTTATTGCTTTTGTAGATAAATACAATATAATAAAGGAGTAACAAATGCCTAAAATTTCCCTTTGGTCCCCAGTCCAAGGTAACGATTACAACTACGTTGACAGAATAGCTCGCGAATATATCGAGCTAGGAGGCACAGGTGTGTTTATTCACAAGTACCTCGGACCGAAAGAACAAGTGGGAGATGATAATAAGAGTGATGCTGAAGATGGCGTCGAAACTACTCCTCTGAATATCGGTGACATTTTATTCTTAGAGAATCGTGATCGCAAGTATGCTCCTGACATCATTGAGATGCGCGGTGCATACACAATTAGCGACACAGATTTTGACTTGACCCAGTTCGGTATCTTTCTCACAGACGATACAATCTTTATGTCGTTTCATCTCAACGAATGTGTTGAGCGTTTAGGTCGTAAGCTTATGTCTGGAGACGTATTAGAATTGCCTCACTTGAGAGAGTTTGCTTTACTAGATGATGATAAAGGCGCAGTCAATAGATTCTATGTAATCGAAGATGCTTCTCATAGTGCAGAAGGCTACGGCCCTCGTTGGTGGTCTCACATGTGGAGAGTACGTGCGAAGCAGATGCCAGCAAGCACAGAGTATCAAGATATATTAGATCGTCTAACAGGCGATGGTCAGCAATTAGAGTCACAGCCTCCAGGAGATGATGACTGTTGCGATGAGACTATCGGTGATGTTATTAGCGATAAGAACAAGCTAGACGATATTGCAGATGCTATCATAGAAGAAGCAGCATTGAATGTTCCGTATGATCCGTTGTCGTATGATGCAGCACATTTATATCTATACATTGATCCTGATACGCAACAACATCAGCTTATTTGGTTTAAGACAGGAGACGGAATTCCTCCAAATGGATTACCTCTGGCGGGTGATGGAAATACATTTCCTTCTTCTCTAGTGAACGGCGATTACTTTTTGCGAACAGATTTTAGTAGCCCTGTGTTGTATCAAAAGCAAGGAACTACATTTAAGAAGATAGAAGTCGATCAACGTAAGCTACCGTGGACGGCAGCGAATCAGTTACTTGATACGTTTATCGACAATGACAATATTACAACTAATGATGATGGCACAACTGAGCCTCAGCGTCAGGCACTTAGTAAGACAGTGCTTGCACGACCAAAGACAGAAGACAGGTCACCTCCATTGAGAACTCCTAAAGATCCTAATGGACTTGATTTAGATTCTGAAACTTTTACACCAGACTTTGGTGACGAATTTGAATAAGAGGAATTTATAATGGTAGATCATAATACTGGAACACCCAGAACAGAAGCAAATTTATTACAAAATCTTTTCCAAGATGGACAAGGTAACAATTCAATTTCTGCACAAGACATGCGTGATTTCGTAGCTAGTGCAAGATACTTACAACCGATTGGCTGGGAATTTAGATTTGATAGTCAATATACTGTTAGTAATAAACTTACATTAGCGGCTGGAGTACCACAGAAGATTACATTCACGGCTTTCGAAGGCGAAGATTTACGTTATCCATCAACATTTCCAGAAATTTGGAACAACACAGATCAAAAGCTTGATATATCAGATTTTTCACAAGGGTTCGGAATTGTTCGATTATCGCTGTTCGGTTCTTACACTGGTGGCACAGTGCCTCATCTGGATTTCAAAATAGATGTTGGATCAGACCCAATCGCGCCAGCAGGTGGCGGAACTGCTAGTAATGTCATTTACACCGACTCTCCAAACTTTGCTAAAGCGGCAGATGACCCACAGGCATTTAATTTCATTATGCCTCTATTTGGTGGCACAGAATTTGTAACCAATGGTGCACAATTTATTATAGAGGCTGACGGAGCTAACGTAGATATTTGGCAAGCTACACTAACTGCTGCTGCTATTTTAGTACCTAATCCCGCAGGTGAAGGATAATTAGTGAGTACGTTTTTCTACGATGAGCAACTTAGGCGTTATATATTACAGTTCTTGAGAATCTTTTCAGATTACTCAATTGAAATTCCGCCTGATGAAAATGGTACGCGAGTGCAGAAACGTGTGCCTATTCGTTATGGAGACATGCAGAGACAAGTAGCGCAAATATTGAAAGAGAACTCAGAAAATGTAACGCTATCTGCGCCAGCTATGAGCGGCTACATCACAGGCATTGATTTAGCGAGTGATCGTAGACAAGACCCAATGAATGTTAATCCTGTACGTGCAATGGAGAGAGTTTACGATAAAGAAACTGGACTTTATGAATCTGATCTAGGCAATCGTTATACCATTGAACGCTACATGCCTGTTCCATATAATCTTACAATGAATTTAGATATTTGGACAACTAACACAACTGACAAGTTTCAGCTTTGGGAGCAGATAATGGTTGTTTTTCCTCCGTCAGTTCAAATACAAATAAATGACAACCCACTCGATTGGAGCGCCATCACTGAGATCGAACTTATTGATATGAATTTTTCGAGCAGAGGGGTTCCTCAGGGTTCAGTCAGTGCAAATGATTTTTCTACATTTACGTTTAAAGTACCGATCTGGATAAATGCTCCATCTAAGGTTAAACGACAAACTATCATAGAACAGATCGTAACTTCTGTATATGATGTTGATATTAACAGCATAGATACTGACATTTTTGATCCGTTACATAGTGCATTTAGTGAACTTGACCAAACGATTGTCTCACCTGGCAATTATCGCATTGATGTTAGTGCTATTGATTCTACGACAAGTCGTATAGAATTATTAGATGAGTACGGAGCTAGCGATGCTACTCTATCTTGGCAGTCTTTGTTTGCTGCATACGGAGCGATTGATCCCGCAACTACTACATTAACATTAAAAAGCAACGATGATATTGAAACAACAAGCGGTGATGTTCTCGGTTCTTTAGAAGTTAGTCCCACAGAACAAAATATTGCAACATTTGTTGTAGATCAAGATACATTACCTAGCACTATCGGTAGCGGTGCCGTCACTGATATTATTAATCCGTCTGTTAGCTTCCCTGGAGGCACGTTGCCTATAGCAGCAACAGGACAGCGATACTTGTTATTGACAAATGAGCAAGACGGCGGAGGAGAATCATTGATAGCAAATGACGGCCAAGGGAATAATCCTTGGGGAAGTATTACTGCCTTTGAAAATGACATCATTGAGTACAATGGCACGAACTGGTTTGTTTCATTAGATGGTGCTACTGTATCTACACCACAGTATGTCGTTAATATAGCTGATTCACAGCACTATAAATTTGATGATGACGAATGGATTTTTACTTATCTAGGAACATTCAATCCTGGCTTTTGGCGTGTGAACACTTCACCAGTCAGTATTGCTATTGATCCGCCGCAAATTGATGCGCCAACCGCAAGAACAAGTATAAGTGGATCAAGCATTTATGATGAACAAATACGTAGATATATATTACAATTTTTGCGTATTTTTGCTGATCTTAAAATTGAAACTCCACCAGACGAAAATAATATACAAGCACAGAAACGTGTGCCTATTCGTTATGGGGATATGCAGAGGCAAGTAGCGCAAATATTGAAAGAGAACTCAGAAAATGTAACGCTATCTGCGCCAGCTTTGAGCGGTTATATTACAAGTATTGGTTTAGCAAGTGATCGTAGACAAGACCCAATGAATGTTAATCCTGTACGTGCTATCGAACGTACATATAATACGCAGACTGGATTGTACGAACCAACTCAGGGCAATCGTTATACCATTGAACGTTACATGCCTGTTCCATACACACTAACAATGAATCTTGATTTATGGACAACTAATACAACTGACAAGTTTCAGCTTTGGGAGCAGATAATGGTTGTATTTAACTCATCTGTTCAACTACAAACAAATGATAATCCTTTAGATTGGGGATCAATTACAGAAATTGAGCTAGCAGACATGAATTGGTCGAGCCGCGGCGTGCCGCAAGGCTCAGTCAGTGCAAATGATTTTTCTACATTTACCTTCAAGGTGCCTATCTGGATAAGTCCGCCAGCAAAGGTTAAACAGCAGACTCTTATTGAGCAGATTGTAACTTCTATCTATGATGTTGATATTAGCAGCATAGACACTGATATTTTTAATCCTATTCATAGTGCATTTAATTCTCTCGAACAAGTTATAGTATCTCCTGGCAATTATCGCATTGATGCTAGTGCTATTGATTCTACGATAAGCCGTATAGAATTATTAGATGAATATGGAAACAGCAATTCACAATTAAGTTGGGGGTCATTGTTTGCTGCATATAGTACTATTGATCCAATCACAACTACTCTTATATTAAAGAGCGGCGACAACATAGAAGAAACAGCAGGCGATATACTAGGCACGTTAGAGATTAGCAATACAGAACAAAATATTGCAACGTTTGTGATAGATGCAGATACGTTGCCTACGACAATTGGTAGTGGTCCTGTAACGGATCTTATTAATCCATCTGTTAGCTTTCCTGGAGGATTGCTGCCTGCAGCGACAACTGGGCAGAGATACTTATTGCTAACAAACGAACAAGATGGCGGTAATGAATCATTAATAGCGGATGACGGACATGGCAATAATCCATGGGGAAATCTTACTGCTTTTGAAAATGACATCATTGAATACGATGGCACGAATTGGGTTGTCTCGTTTGATGCGCTAACTGTTAGTGCGCCTCAATATGTTGTTAACGTATCTGATTTGCAGCATTATAAGTTTGACGGTGACCAATGGATCTTTACTTATCTAGGAACATTCAATCCTGGCTTTTGGCGTGTAGCTCTAACATCTGAATTGCCGCCGATCCAAATAGGAGAAATAACTTAATATGGATTTTCAAATAAATTTACCGATTTCGCCTATTAACTTTTCTGCATTCTTTAAGAGCAAGTCTAGTTCACTATCTTATGCAATCGACGGCACGCCGCCTCCTGGACTAACTTTGAATCCTGTTACGGGTTTGATGAACGGCGTACCTGTAACAATTGGGGTGTTTAGTGATATTCGTATTCTTGCTACAGACGTACGGCAAAAATATGTCTTATCAAATACATTTACTATGAGTGTATTTGCAATTGATACGAGAGTCATTACAATCACAGTAGATAATGATGTATTTCAGGTACAAGATGTATTTGAAATTAAGATTAAATCTTATAACTAAAGTACTGTACCGCTTATCACCCCTGTATTTACATTAATTCTTAGTCCGTCTGGCAAATTCAAACTGCTATAGAGTAATTTTTGATTGGTTCGATCCTGAAAAAATACTGATACATCTATATTAACTATTTCGCCTGACTCAAAAACAAAATTAGGAATTTCAGATAACAAAATTGGTTCAAATACTAGACTACCACTTTGGGGCTGTAACGGTATTTCTAGAGTTTTGTTAAACTGTCCGCTTGAGTGTACAATTTGAAAGAAACTAGCAATAGCATAGCTTGTCTGAGAAGCTGCTAGGGACTTAGTGAACGTGCCGATGCCATTTGTAGTAGGTAGTATGAAACCACTTGAAACTTGTGTTGGAGTTGCTAATGTCTTAGTGAAGACACCTGTGCCAGTTATAACTGATGAGCCAGTAGCAGATTGAGTTGGAGTAGCTAGTGTCTTAGTGAATACTCCTACACCATCAACAAATATTGATGCGCCAGAGCTAACTTGTGTAGGTGTAGCTAGTGTCTTAGTAAAGACACCTGTACCTCTTGCTCCAACGAAACCAATACTAATTTGTGTTGGGGTTGCTAAGTCTTTAGTAAATACACCTGTGCCTATAGCTCCTGCTTTACCAGCAGCAGATTGAGTTGGGTTTGCTAAGTCTTTAGTAAATACACCTGTACCTACAACACCTACGAAACCAGAGCTAACTTGTGTTGGGGTTGCTAAGTCTTTAGTAAATACACCTGTACCTACAACACCTACGAAACCAGAGCTAACTTGTGTCGGCGTTGCTAGTGTCTTAGTGAATACTCCTACACCATCAGTGATAATAGCTGCACCAGAGCTAACTTGAGTAGGGGTTGCTAAGTCTTTAGTAAAGACACCTGTACCAATTGCTCCAGCTTTACCAGAACTAACTTGTGTTGGAGTTGCTAATGTCTTAGTGAAGACACCTGTGCCAGTTATAACTGATGAGCCAGTAGCAGATTGTGTAGGTGTAGCAAGTGTCTTAGTAAAGACACCTACCCCATCTACGAATATTGATTCACCAGAGCTAACTTGTGTAGGAGTAGCTAGTGTCTTAGTGAATACGCCTACACCGTCAATTAAGAATGAGTCGCCAGAGCTAACTTGCGTAGGAGTGGCAAGCGTCTTAGTGAATACGCCGACGCCAATAACAGCAGAGGTACCAGTGCTGACTTGTGTTGGAGTTGCTAATGTCTTAGTAAATACACCTACGCCAATAGCACCAGCCGTACCTGTTGCGATTTGAGTTGGGGTTGCTAGTGTTACATCAAATGCACCTGTGCCAAGTGCTCCGACATAACCATCAGAGGATTGAGTCGGAGTAGCAAGGTCTTTTGTAAATACACCAGTACCAATAGCACCAGCCGTACCACTTGAAACTTGTGTTGGGGTTGCTAATGTTTTAGTGAATACGCCTACACCAATTGCACCAGCTTTACCAGTTGCAACTTGTGTCGCTGTTAAGTCTTTAGTAAATACACCAGTGCCAGTGACGCCAACTATGCCAGAACTGACTTGTGTTGGGGTTGCTAGTGTTACATCAAATGCACCTGTGCCATCAACAAATATTGATGCGCCAGAGCTAACTTGTGTAGGTGTAGCAAGTGTCTTAGTAAATACACCTGTTCCATCAATGAGGAAGGCTTCGCCTGAACTAACTTGAGTTGGAGTAGCAAGCGTCTTAGTAAATACACCTACACCAATTGCACCTGCCGTACCAGTGCTGACTTGTGTTGGAGTAGCAAGCGTCTTAGTGAATACACCCACACCAATAGCACCAGCCGTACCACTTGAAACTTGTGTTGGGGTTGCTAACGTCTTAGTAAATACACCTACACCAATTGCACCTGCCGTACCAGTGCTGACTTGTGTAGGAGTGGCAAGAGTCTTAGTGAATACGCCAACGCCAATAGCTCCAGCCGTACCTGTTGCGATTTGAGTTGGGGTTGCTAATGTCTTAGTGAATACACCTACACCAATAGCACCAGCTTTACCAGTTGCGGATTGTGTTGGTGTTGCTAATGTCTTAGTAAATACGCCGACACCAATGGCGCCTGCTGTACCTGTGCTGACTTGTGTTGGGGTAGCTAAGTCTTTAGTAAATACACCAGTACCGTCTGCGGTTTGCTTAGGGAATAGACGTAAGCTTCTACGACGTAGAATTCGTTCTAAATAACGAGTTTTTCTAAAGATGCCTCTGGACATGTGGGGTCCTATCTCCCTGAACTAATATCTTAGCCAGAAGCTTTTGACATTATTTTAATTTATTATTATACGAATGCTACTGTAAATGTCATAGACGAAATACTTACTACAGCACCTGCGCCAATTACGACGCCGCCGCCTGGAGTACCATCATCAATGTTAAGATCAGCGCCTGATTCTGCAACTGTTCCGTTCCAGATTTCTGTTGCTGCGCCATCACGCACTTCAAATTTTGTTACTGCTGAAGCATTGCCTGTGGCAGATGAATCATTCGTAATTGCTGATGCTGTTGCAACGCCTGCTGCTGAGGCTCCAAACGCTGTAGCAGAAAATGTACATGTAGCAACTTCGACATCGCCAGCCGTTTGCATTATAATTGAACCAGCACCACCGACATCAACTAAATCAACGATTGCGTCACATGCGGCATTGATTGCTGCGGTGTCAGTCGCCGCTATTAGTGTTATTGCCATCTTCTTTCTTCTCCTGTTTCAACGGAAAGTCGTCCGTTGTAATTGTAATTTCTTTTACAGTGCCATCTGGATACGTAATTGTTCCTTCAGCCACCATTTGTACTTTCATTTCGCCTTTGTTATCCATTGTGTTTCCTTGTGTATGTATTTATCACTATCAGCCGATTTCTTCAAATACGACTTCGTATACTAGTGTTGCTGATGTGATTGCAGCAGTTACGTTCAATGCAAAGAATCCTGCTCCAGGCACGATTGGTCGTTCTTCGGGTAAAAATACTTTATGGTATCCTGCTAAGACTGAAGCGCCTTCGCGACCAAGTATAACAGCACCTGTGGTTATATCTACTGTGTGATTATCTTCTGCTGTGCCGCCAAAAACTGAATCACCTGGATCAAGTGCTTCAATATTTGCTGTAATGCTTGTGCCTGTGCCCGATGCCGTGTATGTACCATAAGTTATTAATGTACTATCATCAACTTCAGTTGTTGATTGTGTCACACTCATTCTATGCACAGCGATAACCGTATTCGTTAGTGCGCCGATTTCAAATATCGTTTTAGGCCCTGTGAAGGCTGCAATTGTATTTGATAAAATATACATTCTGCCCATAATTTGTTTGCTCCTGTTATACTGTATTTATCTTTATCGTGTAATTATTGTTCTAATTGCTCTACGTTGTTCATTAACTGAGTGGTACGGAAATGGATCTCTAAAAACCTCAATCTCTAGGTAATGCCCAGAGTTTTCATCCGATACGTTCCATGACCCTGTAAATGCACTTGGTGCGCTGTCTAGTAAATCTGTTACATATGCGGATATATCTGCGACAACACTGCCGCCACCAGATTCCCCGTCAAATATCTCAAAGAAACTATCTGAATTGCTAGAAGGTGTACCATCACCACCCTTGAATCCCGCTGCCGTATATAAGGCATTTCCCACTGTTCCAGCACTAGCAAATACTGTTGTACCCGTTGCTGCATCGTTTACATCTTCTTCTAGTAGAGAAATAGCATTAGCAACAGAAGATGTTTGTGTACCAATATAGTTGGTAGCCGTTGATATTGAATTATCGTTTGACGATACTGTGATTGTGACAGTACCGGCTCCAGACGTTGGACTGACAAGTGCCCAAGTCTCCATTGCCACGTCTTGCGCAGAACCACTGGATGTGGTTGCATCTACAAGGGTTAGGTTCTCACCGCCACCCAAAGACCATTGAGGGGTTCCACTAACAGTCTCAGCGGCTTCATAGAATACTGATACAACAAGTAGCGTAGTCCCACTATCGACTGTATGCGTAATGCTCGCATCAGTACCCGTAACGGTACGGGTTGTACTACTAAGTGTTGTACCCCGAGTAACAGCCACTACATCATCCTCCTTAACTTAATTATGCCCACATAAGTATCACCGTTATCATAGTAAATTTTCCATTTCATAACAGTATTTATCACATAACCAAATGGCACACAGATAAATAACTGTATGACTAATCAAAAAACAGCGGCAGGAGCACTATTCGTATCGTCTAAAACTAGACGAGTTTTGCTCAATCTTCGCGCACCCTACAAGACTCATAAGCATGAGTGGTCACTGTTCGGTGGCATGATAGATGGCGATGAAACTCCTAAGGAAGCACTTGATCGTGAGTGTCAGGAAGAGATGGGATTCATTCCTGACGTTACTAAGACGTATCCTATAGATATTTACGAGTCACGCGACAAGAATTTTCGCTACTATACGTTTGTATGCATTGTTGAAGATGAATTCATACCTGTATTGAATGAAGAATCTACAGGTTATATGTGGATTGACTTGGGACAATGGCCGAATACCACCATAATATCCAGTAGCTACAATTGTACTTCCACCTGAATCACTTGCTATTTCTACTTTAACAGAGCCTTCCGTAGTTGCGAAACCATCAGTTGTTTCTAACCACCCAAAATATTGAACACCTGCACCGCTCCCAGCAATCTTTCGCCATGTTCCAGAAGCACTACCAACATTATGAACATCATTTGCATTGAATGTCCATCTAGCCCAATACTCTCCGAGTGGTGTGCTTGCACACCACTGTACTCCAGATTGAAATTGTATATCAGATCCTCGTAGAGCCATTTTCCATAACGAACCATCAGTTCTAAATTCCCAGTGCGCTTGTGCGTTCAGAGGTGAAAGTGCAAAATCCGTAAATATATTTGGTGATCCTGTTGTTCCTGATAATGTGATAACATCGTTTATAGGTGTGTAAAAATTAGTTCCAGCAGCAGCACCCATCATTATAGTCATGCGTGTTTCCTTATGTGTTTAGTCCGACATCATCGGCATAATAAGTTTCAATCACTGCTCGATCTGTTGGGTTGCAATTGCTTCTATGGCCGTGTTGCCTCCGGCCCCCATCATTATTGTCATTTTATTTATTCTCCTTCAGATACAATCTCGTATGCACCAGAATCAATAGTAGCCCCGCCATTCCATCGTATATGAGCATCAAACGACATTGCATTAGAATCTGCACCACCTGGTGCCTGGCCTTTTACAGACCATAGCCGATTAGAAGTTAGTGCAATCCATACGCCTTCGGCTGCTGCTGCATTGTTAAACCCATCGCCGGCGCCGCCAGAATCTAGCCAATTATCTGTCATAACCTCAAACAAGTCTGGCGCATCGCCATTTGGAATAATCCAATCTGTACCAGTATCTATCTGGGTGTACGTGACGCCAATAAGTTCATCAATGGTGCCATCACTATTGAATCTAATACCTACCTCATCTGTCCATATACTAGAAACAATTTGACCACTTAGCGTAACTGTTCCAGCAGGCTGGCTAACACCTGCACTCATCATACCGCCTCCTGCCATCATCTGTACTACCATTAGCTTAGTCCTATTCCCCAAACGTCATAAATTGTATCACTTACTTTACGCACTGTTGCCACACCGCCTTGTGCTACTGTTACGTCTGCATCTGCAGGAGCGCCTGCACCGTCCCAATAGCGTATAGTTACTGATGTGCCGCCGCGAATTACAAGTATGGTCGTTGCTGCATTGTTTTGAACATACCACATCGTACCAACAGGAATATTTGTTTGTCCCGATTCAACATTTGTATATGTATCAAAGTTTGCTGTACCTGCTCCAGCACCAACGAAGTAAACTGTTTGTGTTGCGTTAGCTTGTTGGAATGGAGTATGTGTTGCTACTGTGTCAAAGGTTGTTGCATCATTAACAACAACACCTACGCCGACTGGTTGGAAGTTGCCTTCTGCATCTAGTACTTCTGCACCCGATATTTGATCTGCTGATGTATGATCTGTTGTTCTAAATTCTTCAACATCTCCAAAGAACATCGACACTTCACCAGTAGAGTCAGTAAAAAGCATGTACCTATTGCCTGCTTCTCCTTCTGAATCTTCAAGTGTAAAGTCAGTACCAGTATAGCGCACAACCAATGATGTTGCATCAGTTGAGTCGTTCCATACAAACATATCTTTCGCAGCGCCGCCAGATCGACTAATGGACCACAGATTTGTAATTGTTTCGGCGGCGGCTTTGTCAACCAGATTTGTTTCTGTGATGCCTCCATAACTAGTAGCTGTCAATACTCCTGCTGTTATAAATTGTGCGCTACCAGTCCAATCATCAAGTCCGTCTGGCGTAACCGCTAGTGTTGCGTCAGTGCCAGTATTTGTTTCTACCCCAGTGGCAAGCTCGACAATGCCTGCTACTGTTAATGAAGCTGCTGGTTCATCACCGCTGTTCGTACCAGTTAGATCAAGTGCTGTCTTTGCTTGTGCATTTGTTAGTACTTCTACTGTACCTGTTGCTGCTGTTACTCGACCCAAGAACGTATCTGTGGCAATGTCAACAATCATATCCATTGTGACTACATCAGATGCGATTGTAGTTGCGAATGATCCAGTGCCAGTGCCAGTTACATTACCTGTAAGCGTGATTGTTTGATCGCCAGTGTTTGAACCTGATAAGTCAAGTGCTGTTTTTGCTTGTGCGTTTGTAAGTACTTCAACAGTACCTGTCGCTGCTGTTACTCGACCTAAGAATGTGTCAGTGGCAACGTCAACAATCATATCCATTGTTACTACATCAGCTTGGATAGTAGATGTTCCTGTTACATTTCCGCTGCCATCGAATGATGCACTTGTCCAAACAACATTGCCAGTCATGCCAATAGTACGGCCAGTTGCTAGTGTTGTTGCTGTTGTTGCGTTGCCACTTAATGCACCAGTGAATGTTGTTGTTGCAAGGTTCGCTGCACTTGCATCGTATGTTAGGCCGCCGTCTGTGAGTGTTAGTTGATTGCCTGTTGCTGCGCCAACCAACACTGGAAATGTCGTAGCATCTGCTGTGTCATTTACTGTAACCTGTGATGCTGCACCTGTCAATGGGCCTGAGAATGATGTTGCTATTACTGCATCAAAGGTAGCATCTACCGTTGCTGCTGAAATAGCTGTTATGCCAGTTATATTAATGTCAGCAGTTGTTGTACCTACGATATTAAAATCAGTACCATCATGTGAAAATGCAACACTATCAGCAAATGTCGAATCAAATATAGATAGCGTACCAGTTGATTCTGCTACATCAACTCTAGTCCCCAAATTAATAGTACCTGTGAATGATCCATTTGTACCTAGATTAATATTACCGTCTTGTACATTTGTATCGAAATCACCATCAGCAAATGATATATTGAATTCTAGATTACCGTCTTGGACTGTTATTACTTTAGACATTTATGATTCCTGTACTCCTGTTATGCATGTATTTATCAATAAATCGGAAAACTTTCCAGACAGGCAAAAAGAAAGGGTCTAGATGACCCTTTCGATTTTCTCTTAGTTGTAAATTCTTTCTTAGAAGAATGTTACGCCTGTGATGCCGACCTGAGATAGGTAGTCTGCTGCGTTACCTAGAGAGTTAGCTGTGTTAGATAGCTCTTGGTAGCCGTAACGAGTCATAAAGCTTACTACTGGCTCGAAAGTAGTTGGATCCATTACTGGTCCAGTAATGTAAGGGCAATAGAACGCCGCTGCATCTGTCTCTGTTGGGCCTTTGTAACCAATTAGTACTGGCTGATCGTCTGCCTGGTACTGATCGGAGTAAACCTTCATGCTGTTATTCAAAGTACCTACAAACTTTGTGTTTGTTGGTGCTTCGAACGTACCTTCTGTAGTACGAGCGAACGAAGAAGTTGTAGCACTCTGTAGGATCGTTAGAGCCTGCGGAGATACAACTGCCCAGTTTGCTGCGCCACGACGAGTACGTGCTGCAACTAGGTTAGCTTGCTGGTTGATTAGTACAGCTAGTGCTGCATGTTCGTCACCAACATATGTTGCTGTACCAGATACGGCCGTTTGATCGAACGTTACTGGTGCTGCGCCAGATAGTGCGCGTAGGTTGTTAATCAACTCTTGGTCGATTTCAACTGTAATCTCTTGGGCTAGTGCTTGCATGATTTCAGCTTCAATGTCGATGCCATGAACTGACTGTGCGTCCTGTGCTGCCTCAAAAGTCCAACGAGCAGATAGCTTACGTGTGCGAGCTTCTACTGTCTCTTTGAGGATCTGGATGGATAGACGGTTACCAGCTGCGCCTTCAAGTGCTGCTGTTCCCGCTGCTGCTCCGCCTGGTGGTACTGCTTCATCACCTGCGTAACCGCGTGCTAGATCAAACGGGCCAAGTGCTTCTGTACCCGCTGTGACACCGCCTGCTGAATCAGCATAACGAACACGAAGCGTGTGGATTTGACCCACAGGACCCGTCATAGGCTGTACGCCTAGAATCTCGTTAGCAATAACAGTTGGCATTACACGACGAATCAAAGGTAGCATAACCTTGTTCAATGTTGCAATGTTACCAGCACCTGTGCCACCCGCTGTAGCGGTTTCGCGAAGTTGCTGTTTGCGTGTGTTCTCAAGAACCACGCCGAGGGATTCACGACGATTTCCAGAAAGTCCTTCTAAAAGTGCTTCCTTAGTCGCTGCCCACTTACTTTCAAATAGCTTATCGGCCATTATCTTTCTCCTTACTTATTATAGTTATTTAGAAATACCAGCCATGCGTTGCATTTGCTGAATCTCTGCGAGGGTTTCTTTATCCTCTTCTGTTTGGGCAATAGAAGCCCTCTTATTACCTTCTTTTACAGTCCTTACTGATTCCTTCAGTGTGCTGCGTTTCTTACTTGGTGTGCGTGTGTCTTCGTTTAGGACTGCTGGAATATACTTCTTGAATCCTTCATCCAATTTGTCTGTCTTAACTGTTTGTAGCAACTCACCCATTACAGCACGTTCCTTCTTGCCCAATGGAGCCAACAGTTCGTTTAGTTTCTTATCACGATTAACGCGATCTGATACTGCACTTAGCTTGCGCTCAACTGACTCTGTTAGTTGCTTCTGTTCTGCACTCTTGACCTCAGATGCTTCAACCTGCTCGTTTAACTTAGCAACCTCGTTCTGTAGCTTACGCACTTCACCACTCTCATTCAAGTGTGATGTCATGTACTCGCCAACGAACGTGTCAAACATTCTGCGACCAAAATCGTTCTCGCGTGCAGCTTTAATGTCTGTACGGAAAGAACCGATTTCTTTCTTAAGCGTTTCGTTAATGTTCTTCTCAATTACTTGAGCAGCCTTAGTAACGAACTTGCGCTTTGTTTCTACTAGTTCTTGCTTGCCTTCGCGTACAAGTTTAACACGCTGTTCAGCTAGAGCTTTCTTGTCACCATGGAATTCTTTAACTTCTTCAGCTAGCTGCTTCAGTACGAATTCTTCTAGTTTGTGTACGTTGCCTGCTTGTGCAGTACGCTCAGAACGGAGCTCTTTTACTTCTGTAGCTAGTGTTTCTGTGATGAAACGCTCCAATACTTTTACGTGTTCTGCAATTCGTGCGCGGTACTTAACTCTATCTTCTGCTAGTGCTTTCTTATCTTCTGCGAATTCAACAATCTCCGACTGAACCTTATCATTTAGAAACTTGTCCATAGACTCGATCATAATAGTTTTATCATGCTCGAACTTCTGTGCAAATTCTTCACGTAGTTCAGACGTTAGTTCTTCCTTTGCTTCAACTAGCTTAGTGTCCCAAGCTACTTGAATAGCATCACGCGCTTCCTCAGAGAGATTAGTGCCTTCAGCTAGGATATCTGCGAACTTTGTCATGTGTCGTTCTCCTTATATCTTTAATTCTTTAATGAACCTGGCAATATCTTTTGCAAGATACCTTTCTGCTACTTTATCGTGTGTTGCGTCTGCTGCAAGGTTGTACATCGTTTGGCCACCGCGCATGTTAAATAGACTCTCATAAATCGTTTTAGGAAACGCATCTGGTGCTGATGGTTGCGCAACAATATCGACCGTTATGATCTCAAATTCACTTACGCTACCGTCATTACCTACGTTACCTGATCCACGAGAGCTAACGCCAAGTTTCGCGCCGCTTTCAAGCAATGTTCTCACAATTTGTCCAGTTGGTGTAGGGATAATTTTCAAAGTCCCGTGACCATCCTTACCAACCATCGACATATCTTCAATGATATGACTTACACGGTCCAAATTAATCGACAGTTCTTCTGGATGGTCAAGCTCTCCCAGCACGGTTTCTCCATTTTGAATTCTTTCCATGATCTGATGAACAGCATGGTTGATTTCAGTAAGAGGATAGACGCGCTGGTTCTGATTTTTTACATCACCTTGGATAAAAATTCCCTTCATATAAAGGTCTTTGCCACCCGCAGACTCGACTAATTCAATATTAGCTTTGTCGAACGATATAAATTCATACAGCTTGTTTGACATATTTCTTAGTTACCCTTTGGGGAGCCTTTGCTACCTAATGGGCTTTTTGCACCTTTGTCATCTTTTGCACTTACGTCAGCAGACTTCTTCTCGCCTGTCTTAACATCAATGTTTGATGTAGGTGTGTTGTCTTCACCTTCGCCTACTTTCTTTGTAGACTCGTCTCCGCCTTTACCTGTCTCATGTGGCTTGCCACCGTGGTCAGCTTTGGATGGAGCTTTTGTAAACATACTTTCTTTGCCAGTCGCACCGATCTTAGAATTCTTGCCTGTACCTGAGTACTTGCCTTCCTGCTTCTGACCTGTGTCAGCAACTTCATCTTGCAATTTTGTTGCTTCGTCTAGCTCATCAATGACTTCCTCATACATGCTTTCGTCAGCAAATTCTACTTCGCCTTCTTCTGCACCTAAGTCTACATCACCAAATCCTTCTTCACCGCCTACAATTTCTTCGTCGCCAAACTCGCCTTCGCCTTCAATACCTTCTTCGTCGCCCATAATCTGGTCAAACTGTACTGTTAGTTCTGCTAGTTGTGCTTCAACGTCTTCTAGTCGGTCTTCAACCTCTTCTTCACTGGCTGGTTCATCTGATATTTCTTCGCCTTCCTCACCTTCTTCAGCGTCAAAAATTTCGTCGGATTCAATTTCTGACTTGTCAGCTTCAATCTCTGCTGCAAAGTCTTCTTTTTCATCGCCACCAAAATCTTCGTCTACTAAGTCTTCGTACATTGTACGAGCCTTTTCAACTATGACGGTATGTAGTAGTTCGGATGCGGCATCGGTTTCTTCATTAATGAGCAGTTCTAGAACTTGCTCTAGTTTTTCACGATGGGACATCTGTCTCTCCTTTTATGTTAGATAAACGTAATACAGATAGCATTGCGCCATCCATTGTATTACGTTGTATTTAATTGATATAGAAGAATAGGTGCGGAAAAGCACCAAAAAGTAGCGTTTTTTGTATTTAGCTCGTCGTTGCGACGATTAAACTAGTATTTTTAAAATTCTGGCTCTGCGCCTTCTTCTGGCGTGCCATACATGGTACGAACAAAATCATCATGCGCTTCCATCTCAAGTGCCTTTAGCTCTTGTATTTTACGTAGCTTGTTAAGATGACGAAGCGTGAGTCTAGGACGGCGAGTATCATTTAATTCAGTCTTGTTCCCCTCATCATCTTCGGGAAAGTAGTTCTCTGTGATGATACGCTTGTATGTTTCTTCAAGAGTTTCTGTGATTTTGTCTTTATTGGTCATAACAGTATTTATCTAAGATACGTGAATTTCATCAGTCATTTCTTCTGATGAATTATTTTTCCAATTAGCATAACATTCGCTCTTGCCAGGAGAGTATGGTGATCTACATCCTATGTCTATTGCATTATCCCAGCCAGTCATATATGCTTCTTTGAGTTTTTCTTCAAAACTGCCATCTATTTTAGCAATAAATTCTTTTCTATCCATTATACTTCATCTCCTCCAGCTTCAAGATCAACTTCACCACCAGGGAGGTCAGCACCATCACCTAAGTCTTCATCGCCCATATCCTCTTCGCCTTCTACATCGTCAAAGTCTTCGAAGTCTCCGCCGCCTACTCCTACTGATCTTAGGTCAGCTACAGCACCACTGTCTTCTGTTGCGTGAGGTACTGATTGTTCTTGACGCCATAGTTTTTCGTTCTCAGCAATCTCAGTCTCATTCAAGCCTAAGTAACGTTTCATCATCCATCGCTTACTCATGTAAGGTGTGTCTTTCATGCTGGCAAACAAGTTAGCGTATGCTGCGTCGATTTCGATTTGACGATATTCTGAGAAGTTCTGCGGCTCACATAGCTCTAGTGCGAAAATACTGCTATCAATCGTAAAGCCTCTGTGCTTGAGGAATAACTTAAATTCTTCATCAAGTGTTGGCATGACTTGACGCTGATGACGTTGACATACTTTCGAGAATCTGAATTCTTGAATGAATGCTGTGCCAACTCGTCCATCATTGTATGCTGAACTACCATCGTCTGGACCTGTAGGCAAATAGCTGCTAGGTACGCCGAGGCCACGTAGCATCTTGTTGTTGAAGTATTTAAGATCATCAATCTCACCCAAGTTATCACCACCTGGGAGTGTCTCTACTTTAGAACCACGACCATCTGCTGTAGCAGCAAAGAAGTAATCTTCAAGCATTGACATTGGATTGTAAGCTGAATCAGTAATACTCTCGCCGCCGCCTGTTCGTGATGGAATACGCTTCTGCTGTACTTCATAACGAATGCGTTCTAGGTATTGTGCTGCTTTGTTAGGCGGCATTGTACCTACGTCAATATAGAATATACGACGTTCTGGTGCACGGTGAACACGATAGATTAGAATGCTGTCTTCAAGTAGTTCTTTCTGCTTGTATACTTTGAAGATCGTTTCAAGAATACTGATACCGAAAGGCCATGAACTGTTCATGCCTTCTGTCATACTTAGCTGTACAACGTGCTGTCCATCAACAGGGAACGCTTCAGCGTTTGAGTACTGCGAACCTGATGTGCTAATCATTCCTGACGCTGAACCAGTAGAGTAGTTAGCTTGGCCAGTATACGGCGCATTAGGGAAGATTGTATCTTGAGCATTGTAGCCCATCTGTGTCTTCTTAAATGTATTAGTAGCTGTCAACGATTGAAGATTTAAGTCAAGTTCGCGAATGTAATACGCTTCGATTGCTTTACCTTCTGATTCATTGACTAGTACTTTTTCTACAGTTGAAGGATCAACCCAATGTAGTTTGAATGTCTCTGGATCACGTATTAAGAACTGATCTCCATACATGAGTGTAGAACGAAATAGACGCCATATGCGTTTAGGAAAGTCATTTAGATTAGACCACTGTCGTAGTGCTGCAACTAGAATTTCTTTCTCTGATGTGCTAGCATCTTTCGTATACTTAATATCAAACGGAGTCTGTGTTGTTACATTGACTGCTGTTGAGAAGTCTGCAATAGTGTCCATAGCTGCTGATACTTCATGGTCAAGATCCATCTGTTCATACTGCATATAGCGCATGAGCCTATTAGGAGGGCCTTGATAGAATTCAGGAAGCCAACTAGAAAATTTGTTTAGTGCTGTTGCACCACCAGAACTGCTTCCAGGTGAAGATTGTTGTGGCAAAACCGAGTTAACCGGCTTAAAAAACTTAGTCCAAGCCATTAGATTATCTCCTTCTTAACTTCATATGCAGTTCGCCTTGCAGCACTCCACGGCTTACCTTTATTGCCACAACCATTTTTATTATTCATTTTGCCTTTAGACATTTTCTGTCGTGTTTCTTGTGATACGGTTTTACCTTTGTGTACTTCGGATAATAATGCTTTGTGTTCATCAGTGATTACAGCACCTGTTCTCGGATGATTCTCTTTCTTCTTAAACAGTTCTTTCTTAATTTCTGATATTTGTGCTTTGATTTCAGCGGAATGTGTTTTACCATAAAAAGTATTATTCTTGCCTGCGGCACCGCCCTTGCCGCCAACTCTTAAATTATAGGTATCTGATCGTGCAACAAAATCTTCATTTACTAGTTCCACTTCTTTTGCAACCATCTGTTCTTCAGAATCATACACAAACAAAATTTTCTTTGTGAAGTTTTCAATGCCAGATTTTTTAATAGCGCGAGAAAGATGCAACCCCGATCCTAAATATTCATCATTTAAGTCATCAGTCGTGTGCATACCTATATAAATTTTGCTGTTGATATTGTTAGTTGTTTGATAAACCGTATAATTCATACCCTTATTTATCAACAACTAGTCGTTTTTACTGAGAGTTTTGGTTACTTTTCAGAAAGGCTGCCGCCGCGAATCTCAGCAAGCATTTTTCTTATCTGTGTTACCTGATCTTGGTTAAGTTTGAGTAGTTCTGCTTCGAACGCACTGTGTCCTGCGCCTGAACCTCCTGCTGTAGTATTGCTTAGATCAGCAGTTCCTGCATCTGATCTAGTTAATCTAGCTGCTTCTGCTCGTATTTGTTGAGTGTCCATGCCACCGACCATTACTGGTGGGGCTTCTCCTCCGCCACCAGTTAAATCTACTACACCGCCAGTAATCTCTTTAATCCATGCAGTTAGACTGCCCCATCCCATCATTATACCTTGAATCATATTATTGATAGCTTCACCTGCTTTCTGAAACCAACCTATAACTGGTTTTATTACTGCGCTTAGATCAGCAAAGACTTCTTTCAACACTCCCCAAAATATTAAGGCTTGTTCTTTCATTGATTCAATGCCATCAACCATAGGCCCGTCAATAAATGCGAGTGCTTTCTCATTTAGTACACCTAGTGCATCGGCAGCCATGTTAACTGCTTGTGTTCCCTTGCCGCCGAGTAGTGTAGAGAATGCTTTAACCATCAAATACTCTTTAGTAGCTTCAAATTTTGATAGCTCATCTTGTAGATTTGCTTGTGCTGCAACGTTCTTATCTACAGTTTTCATATATTCTTCCATAGACTGTCCAGCGTCCGCTGCGGCTTTGCGATGATTTGCCATAGACACTTTGCCTTCTTCTGCTGCTTGTCCCCAAGCTGAAGCTTGTACTGCTACATTCTTAATTTCGCCGCCTGCTAGACGCAATGCAGATAACTGTTCTTTTTCTGCATCTGTTAATTCAGCCATTGCCATTAACTGTGCAAGTGTTGCACCTTCACCAGCTTTGTTTGCATCAGAAAGTTTTACCATTCTCTGCGCTAGATCACCGAGACCTGCATCAGCTAGCTGCTTGAACCCATCTGATGCTTCTGCTACTGGAGATGCAGCAATGTCAGTGAATATCTTGCCCATTTCTAATCCTGCAGGACCCATTGCAGCAAACGATTGTGCTGTTTCTGCGAATGCTGCTTGCGCGGCCATTCGTTCTTTCGGAGCCATGCTAAACAGTTCTGCTTGTAGATCAGCATTGCTCAACATCTCTCTAGATGCATCTTGCAAGTCTTTACGTGAGACATTCAATACTTTCGAGTAAGCTGTCAAACGTTCAATATTTGATTGTAGTGCTGCTGCTTGATTTGCTTGAGATGCCTTTCCAAATACACCAGCCATTCTCTGTTGATCTAGAAATTCTGCTGCATACTCAGTTGCTTCTGCTGTTGTTAGACCGAATTTGTGGAAGTTACCTGCTGATGCTTCTGTAGCCTTAGTAAGATCAAGTAATCCTTGAAGACCATTCTGGCCCATGACTCTAGCATACTTATCTGCCATCTCACCAAATTGTTCAAGTGATATGCCTGTAACAGCTAGTGACCTTGATACTTCTACGAAGCTGCCCTGAAACTGAACACCTGAATCTGATAAGTTACGTAATACAGATACACTTTGCTGTACAGATTTAATATACTTGCCTATTGCAGCGCCGATGAGGCCAACGCCTGCAAGCATTCCTTTAAATCCCATAGATGCGTTCTTTAATGACTTACCAAAAGCCTTCATTGGGCCAGTATTAAGTTTATCAAGTCCTGCTGCTGAATTTAGTGCGGCTTCTCCAGACTCTTTGAGGCCAGCAGTCATTAATTTAGTAGCAGACTGAACTTCTTTTGATCCCTTGCCGCCGCCTGAGACGCCACCTGAAGTTACTTTACCAGTATTCTTCATCTCCGTAGCTTGACGTTGAAGTATCTTCTTTTGTTCGTTACTTGTACCAGCTAAGTCTTTTATAGTATCAAGGAGATCAGCAAGCGTCTTCTCAGATGCCCACGCCCCATAAATACTTCCTGTTACTTCAACTTCGCTACCAATGTCAGCCACGCTTTAAAACCCCTCACAATTTTATAGATAAATACTGATATAATTAGATTATTTCTATACTGTTATTTATCACAGTATTACAAGGGGTTTTAAATGAATCAAAGCACAAATCCACTAACGCAGTTTTACCGTAAAGAAACTACGTACATACAACTGCCTTCAAGAGGACACTTTTATGACGATGATGTTGTCAACTTCTTAGACAACGGCGAACTTGCTGTAATGCCAATGACTGCGGCAGATGAAATTACACTCAAGAATCCAGATGCACTATTATCTGGAAAAGCTATTGTAGATGTAATTACTAGCTGTGTTCAAGGGGTAAAGAAGCCGAAGAAACTATTAGCTTGTGATATTGATGCATTAATGATTGCAATTAGAGAAGCTTCTTATGGTGATGAAGCAGCAATGGAATTAGACTGCCCCAATGAAAAATGTAAAGCTAAAAACGAATTCGGTTTGAATCTTGAAATGTTACTCAATGAATCAGAAACACTTGAAGAAACATACGAAGTAGTACTACCTAGCAACTTAACAGTATATCTCAAACCAGGAACATTTGACACAACAAATCGTCAAAACAAAGCAGCGTTTGAGAATGCTAAGATACAGAGAGCGATGAATAATCCTTCTATAACTGATGAAGTACAAATGAAACTGTTAGCTCAAGTATTCAAATCACTAACTAAGCTGAACTTTGAAGTAATTGAAGGAGCAATTGAAAAGATTGTATTCACAGATGATGAAGAAGAAACACAAACAATCACTAACAAGAAACATATTTCAGAGTTCATCAAAAATATAGACAAATCTACAGTTGATATTATAGATACTAAGATCAGTGATATTAATAAGATAGGTATATCGAAAACACTAGACGCAGTATGTACAACATGTGGACATAAATGGGAAGCGCCAATTGAATTTAATCCTGTAAATTTTTTATAAGGTTTCTATCGTTAGCAGAACCCGAGGAGATCAGGGACCATTTACAACAGCTTCGGAAAGACACTGATGCTATCGAGCAAGGGTGTATTGAGTTATGTTATCACATGAAAGGTGTTACATGGAACGAAGCATGGGGAATGAGTCCCAAGCAAAGAAATAAAATAGTAGGATATATTAATAAAATATACAAAGATCAAGAAGAAGCACAGACAGGCAAGAAATCAATGTAAATTATGGAAATATACGCAGCCACAAATAGAAAGAGTAATAAATCGTATATAGGTTATACGATGTATACACTGAATGAAAGACGCGATCAACATTATAGAGATGCCCGCGGCGGCTCTGATTATCATTTCCATAGGGCATTACGAAAATATAAAAAGACTGATTGGATTTGGGTAACACTAACAACTTGTAATAATAAAGATCAATCACTTAACGAAGAAATAAAACTCATAGCAGAGTATGGCACATATGAAAATGGATACAATAGTACACCTGGCGGCGAAGGCGGAGGCGGTCCTACATCAGAAGCAACTAAGAGACTTATATCTAAAACATTAACAGGATCTAAACAGACACAAGAACATATTAATAATAAAGCAGCATCACACAGGGGAACGATACATGGTCCTCATACAGAAACAACAAAAGCAAAAATATCAGCGAGCAAGAAAGGTGTTGCATGGACAGAAGCTCGCTGGGAAGCACACAGACAGAGGCAAATAACATGACATTCCTTGGCATTGACACAAAAGACACAGTATTTGAAGACGTTGAAACAAACGTTGACATACCACTTAACGAC